AGAGGTGCAACATGAGTGAACTTCGCAAAGCAACACACAAACTATGCAACACCTGTCGCTATTCAATGGGGTTCGGGTCGCAACCGAGTAACGCAAACTGTCCGGCTAACATCTGTTGTAATTACCTTGAGATCACAGGACACTCACGGATATTCTATGACGGCGGCAAACGGAGCTTCCCGAAGGAATACTGCGACAAATACGAAAAGGGCGAGCGGTACACATTGAAGCACAAGAAGGGAATATCAAAGAAGGGAGATTGCTGATTATGAATGATTTTGGAACGTGGCTCAAAACCACAAGGAAGTCGAAGGGAATTAACCAGAGGAAACTGTCAAGGATGACAAACATAAGTCAGGGTACTATTTGCAATTACGAACACGGCAAATATGAGCCATCCCTTTACACGATGAATCAGATCACGAAAGCATTAGGATATGAGTTGGTTATAAGGGAGAGGATATGAGCGAACAGGAACTTGAAGAAATCAGAGAGAGCATATGCGACAACTATTGTAAGTTTCCTGATATGTACTTGTCAGAGTATGCAGACCCGGACGATGCAAACATGGCAATGATGAATGAAGAATGTGAGTATTGCCCTTTAGGAGCGTTGAAATGGACGGACAGATAGATTTTTTTGACCTGATAGAGAAGCAATACGAAACCGAAATCAAGAGTTGCTTAACTTGTGAGAATTGCAGACCAACACAGATGTTCAAGCACTTCTGCAATCCGACAAGACAAGTCATAACGGAACACACGGGAAGTTGGTTATGCCACAACAAACTATATGAAAGGCGTACAAAATGAGCGACAAACTACCACGCATACAAGCAATCATAGAAGCGACAGAGGAAGTTTTACAGAGGTATGAGGATAAAGAAGTTAAGACACTGGCAATGGCAACCGCTTATGAGCATATAAGGGAGATAACGAATGACATATCAGGAGTTTTTGAAAACAAAAGAGATACAGACAATACAAGCCGGATTTGACGTACCCGAGGAATGGTTATCGGATAAACTGTTTGACTTTCAACGGGATATAGTCAGGTGGGCATTAAAGAAGGGCAAGTGTGCAATTCTTACGGGGTGCGGAACGGGTAAAAGTTTCATGCTTTTGGAATGGGCGTACTGCGTACACAAGAAAACGGGCGGTAAGGTGCTGATACTATCTCCGTTGTCGGTAGTAAAGCAGACCGCACATGAAGCGGAGAAGTTTGATATATGCAAGGTCAATGTTTGCCGTACTGCCGAGGATGTTAAGGACGGAATAAACATTACAAACTATGAAATGATCGAACATTTTAATGCGAGTGATTTTGTGGGGATAGTGCTTGATGAAAGCTCGATAATAAAGAGTTTCACAAGCAAGACGCAGGGCGATTTGACAGAGCGATTTTACCGGACACCCTACAAACTGTTATGTACCGCAACAATCGCACCGAACGATTATACCGAGATCGGAACGTCATGCGAGTTTTTAGGGATAATGAGCCGTACTGAAATGTTGGCAACGTACTTTATCCATGACGGCGGTAAAACATCGGATTGGCGATTAAAGAAAGCCGGGGTCAGTAAGTTTTGGGAGTGGTTTGCAACATGGGCGATCTATTTCAATAGTCCTGCTGATTTAGGGTATGAAGTTAAGGGGTATGACTTACCTGATTTAAATCTTCATACGATCATCACGGAATCGGAGATTGAAGATTATCAGATGTTTGTCAAGGTTGCCGAGACGTTGCAGGAACGTAGGGAGGCTCGTAAAGAGAGTATGGAAGATAGGACGGATAAAGCATACGAGTTGACCGAGAGTGACCCTTCACAATGGCTGATATGGGTTGACTACAACGATGAATCGGAAATGCTACGGCGCAAGATTCCTGAATGTGTAGAGATAAAAGGGTCGGACGAGCCGGAAGTCAAGGCAAAGGCAAGTATTGATTTTGCAGAAGGGAACATAAGGTGCTTGGTATCAAAGGCTTCAATATTCGGATTCGGCAGTAACTTTCAATCTTGCCATAACGAGATATTCTGCGGATTGTCGGATAGTTACGAACGATTCTATCAGGCGGTAAGAAGGTGTTGGCGATTCGGTCAGACCCAAGAGGTCAATGTTTACATCATCTTGTCGGAGAAGGAAGTAAACATCCTTGAGAACATCAAACGCAAACAAGCGCAAATGGATGAAATGCAAAAGCAGATGACCGCTCTGATGAAGGAAGTCACGTTATCCGAGATTCAGCATACCACAAGGATAACAACGGACTATAAGCCGGAACAGAAGATAATAATGCCATTGTTTATGAAAGGAGCATGAGGATGAACGTAATAGATCAGTATTCAACGGAGAGATACAGCCTTTATAACGGAGACACAACGGAGATTATAACAGCGATACCCGATAACAGCGTGGGGTTATCCGTGTTCTCTCCGCCATTCTCACAGTTATACACTTACTCAAATAGTGATCGCGACTTGGGTAACAGCCGTAACGATGACGAGTTTTACACCCACTTTGAGTTTATCGCCAAGGAACTGTTTAGGATTTTACAGTACGGGCGTGTAGTTGCGATTCACTGTATGCAGATTCCGGCTATGAAGGAACGTGACGGGTATATAGGTTTAAAGGACTTTCGCGGCGATCTGATAGGGCTCTTTCAGAAGTGCGGATTCATATATCACGGTGAGGTTACTGTATGGAAAGACCCGGTTGTTGAAATGCAACGCACAAAGGCACTCGGTTTACTGCACAAGCAGATTAAGAAGGATTCGGCGCGTACTCGAATGGGTTTACCTGATTACGTAATCTTCATGCGGAAGGACGGAGACAATGATAATCCCGTCACTCATACCGATAGCGACTTCCCGGTTGATTTATGGCAGGATTACGCGTCACCCGTATGGAGAGAGTACGCATCGCCCGTATGGTGGAATATCAACCAAAGTAACACCCTTAACCGTATGTTTGCGGACGAGGAATCGGAAAAGCACATATGCCCCTTGCAACTTGATGTTATCGAGCGGTGCGTAAAGCTCTATTCAAAGGAAGGTGACACGGTATTTACACCATTCATGGGTATAGGGTCAGAGGTATATCAGGCGGTCAAGATGAATCGTAAGGGTCTTGGCATTGAACTGAAAAGAGAATACTTCCTTCAAGCAAAGAAAAATCTTATGACACTTGATGATGAAGATAAGCAGATCGATTTTGAACAGTATTTTGGGTTGAAGGTATAGGAGATAAGGGATGAAAAATCGCGTACTAATGATATTGGCAACAGTAGTGTTAACCGCCGGACTAGGACGGATTCAGTGCGGCAATCACATAGAGACGTGGTATGACTTGCCGATGCAGAAGGTTGTAGAAAACGCACAAGAAGTTATCCCGTGTGAATATTGGGTGCGTGATGACGGGGTTAAGATGTTCGGACAGTGGGTTATCGTGGCAAGTCATCCATCAGTGACAAGGTACACGCTAGTTGATACGTCACTAGGGATGGGAATTATTCTTGATAGACACACGGCAGGAGATACGGAGTTATACGATATAGCGACAGATTGGAAGGAGTGATCTAATGCGAGAAAACATCGAATGGATGATAGAACAGTACACAGACAGTATTGAGAATTTAGAGTGTGACGCACAGGAACAATCAATAGGTTTGACGTACATCAAAGGTCAAATAGTCGCATATAAAACGGTTGTGGGAGATTTACAGACGTTGTTAGATGAAAGCGAGGATGATATATGACTAACATACAGATATACGACACCGAAGCAGAACGCTTAAACGAAGCGGCGGCAAAGGTAGGAGAGAGTGTTGCCACTGTGATTGAGTGGCTAGTAGAGGAAAATCTTGATGATTTGGTAAAGGAGCAGACGAATGAAAGATAAAGACTATGAACAGTTGGCAACAAACATAATGATGACTGCATTAGGGGGAGTTAAGGCACAGATTCGCAAGGCATATGACAAAGGCTATAAGGATGGAAAAGCAGATACACCTTTTACTGATACGGAAGAAGCGGAAGAAAAGGCTTATAACAGAGGTCTTAACGATGCGTGGGAGTGCGCAAGGAAATTAGTACATCCGAGATTAGGCGGTTATACCGAAGAACAGAAGCAACGCATATTTGGCGAGTATGTATCATCTGACAGTATCTTGCAGAATTTTTCCGCATCCGAAGCTATAACCAAGATCAAAGAGTATGAGGACAAGCAGAAACAGGATGCCAAGATAAAGGTCGGGGATGAGGTATATAGTGACGCTTTTGATGATAAGGGCATAGTAACACATATAACCGCTGATAAAGTTGCCTGTGTATGTATTATATGCAATGGTTCAACCATGATGAAAGTAGGTACTATTGGCTTGCACAAGACAGGCAGACACTTTCCACAGATAGCCGAAGTATTGGCAGAATTGAGAGGTACAGAAAATGACGAATGAAGAGGCAATAGCGATTATTGAGAATGAAAAGAAATGCGTTAATAGAGCAAACAAGAACGATTATTGTAACAGAGATTGTTATAATTGCGAACTTGTTAAAACCGATACAGAGATACTTACGGCACTTGATACGGCAATACAGGCACTATCGCAACAGCCGTGTGAGGATGTGGTAAGCCGTAAGGACATTCAAGACTATATAGCAAAGTATCTTTCGCAATATCTGTATGAGGACGTAAGACAAGCGGTTGAAGCGATAGATACATATATCGGAGATATGCCTTCCGTCACGCAGAAGTCGGAAACCGTCACAGAGTTTGCCGATAGATGCCGAGAGTGTGGAAAAATGAGAAAAGGACATTGGATATGGAATTTTGATAAAGGCTATTGCAAGTGTTCAGAATGCGGTATCGGAATGGGACATAAAGAGTTTGATTATTGCCCGAATTGCGGAGCAAAGATGCAGGAAAGTGAGGAATAAGAAATGACACTACATACTTCAATGACAGGATGGAATAGCGAAAGCGAGGAGTAAAGAATGCCACATAGTTTAAGAGCGAAATTAAGCGGTT